GGCCACCGGTAACTGCTTGCATTGGCCGTGTCGGCACATTCGCGACAGGCATCGCGGCACTAGACGGCGCAGCACCTTGCATCGATCCAAGTGCCTTAGCGGCTGCTTGCGCGAGTGGGATTGTCGTCGTCGTCGGCGTAGCAACTGCAAAGGTCTGTACATCGGGAGATTGATCCGCATTCGGGTCGATACGCTCACCGCCTTGAATCGTGCGGCTCGCTTCACGTTGAAGCTCCGCATCGCTTTCCGATTTGGCCTGTGCTGCCGCAGCACGTTGACCGGCTGGCGAGTTCTTGGGGTCCATTGCCCAGGTCAATGCATCTTGCGAATCCTGCGTGAGTTGCTTCTGTTTGTCATCAGCTTCACTATTGGCGTTGGAACCCAGAACAGAAGCAAGGATGCGGGCAAGTGTCGAACCCGCAGTATTGCCACCAGCGAAGCCAGTAAAGTCACCGCTTTTGATGAACTGCCCTTGATTGGACTGCGCGCCCAAAGCCTGTAGCGCCTGAGCAGCTTGACGCTGGCGTGCCAGCTTTTGCACTTCAACGTCGTAATTAAAGGTGCTCAGATCAGATGGCGTGGATGGACCGCCGAACCAGTTATTTGGCATTCAATGTCTCCTGTGCTTCGATGAGACGACGAATAAACGGCTCAACGACCACTCTAATTTTCTTCAGACGTGCATTCACTTCGGAAGCGACCTCTGGATGGTTCACTGCAAGGTATTTATGGGCACCGTGTTCAAGCCATGCAGTGCAACGCATGCAGTCGGGCGTAGAAGTCATACCTGCGGCATAGAACGGCGGCAGAGGAATGCCGTGATCGGCGATGCATTTTTCGACATCTGCCGTTGTCCAGTGGGCTATCGGAAATAGCAGTTGGATGCCTTCGATTACCGATCCATTCACAACGTGGCTTTTGGTGCTGTCTTCGTCTCGCTGGCCGCGCATCAGCAACGTGATGCCGTCTGCTTTCATGCGCTCGTGCATGGGAACCATAATCGAGTGGAAGCAGCAGTTGTGGCGGTCGATCAATGGCACATAGCCGTCGATGTCTTCGCGGGCAAACTGGAAGCCTGTACCCGGCTGCATGACATCGCTAGGCCAGCCCATCTGCTCGTGAACCTCGTTGACCCGCCCCGTAATTTCAACGAAGCGCGGCACGACATTTTTTACCGCGTCGATGAGCGCTTTTGTTTCTGGGTATGCGTCACCGCTGTTCGTGTAGTAGACCGTGATGCGATCCCAATACGGGCGTAATGCCAGCAGCAAAGCTAGGCTGTCGCGGCCACCGCTGAACTGAACAGCAATGCGCTTATGCGCATCGATCACGGAGTTGAAATCTACGTTAGCCATTAGAATGCGACAGCCGCTGCCATGCCGAGCGCGCCGACTGTGCCCATGGTCGAACTCGCGTTCGCACTGTTTTGTGCTGCGACGCCAGACGCGTACTGTCCTGCCGCACCTGCCGCACCCGTGTAATCCACACCCGGCGTGTAACCCGCTGCGGTAAAGGCAGGCATTGATGGACTGTTGACTTGCTGCCCTGTCAGAACCGCATTCATGCTGTTCAGCGGCTGCAAGTAATTCTGGTACTGATTCTGATAGGCCGTCGTGTATTGCTGCATCGCCTGCGCATACGACTGCTGCTGCGCGGCATTGCTGTTTTGTATCGCTTGCTGATTCGTGCCATAGGTGCCGAGTGCCTGACTATAGGCTTGGCCGGCTGCGGTGTTGTATGCAGCTTGGTTTTGCAAGGCTGCTTGGTTCTGCGCTAGGCCATTGCTAAGGCTTTGCGTTGCCGCTGAATTGTTGGCATTGAACTTCGACAGGTCTTGACTATACTGCTGCGCAGCAGCAGTATTATTCAACGTCGCATTACCCATGTTCTGGCTGTACTGCTGACCTGCTGCCGTATTGGCTGCGCCGAAGCTGCTAAGGCCTTGCGAGTAGGCTTGATTCTGCGCTGCATTCCCTGCCCCATAACCTGCCAACGCCGACGCGTAATTGGTGTTGGCAAGCTGGTTGCCGGTAAGGACAGCTTGATTAGCTAATTGATCTTGCTGCTGGCCTTGCACGCGCAATGTGTTCTGCATCGCGTTGTTGTAGGCTTCAGTTCCTGGCGTCAGACCCTGCATGCGTAGCTTGGCGTCCAGATTGCTCTGGTCTTGCTGCCATCCATCAGTAAGCAAGCTAGTCGATGCCTTGTAGGCTGCTTGGGTTCCTGCATCTGCTGTCGCTTGATCGAACTTCGGCGCATTCAGATTGACGCTGCCTGCTGCCGACGTGTACGCGTTCGGATCGGTTTGCACTGGCGCACTCGATACTGAACTTTGCAGCGGATTAGCGCTTGAAGAGAAGTTCTGATTCAGGCCCTTGTAAGCGCTGGTATAGCTCGACGGATCGTATTGAGTTTGATTGACAGCACCGACACCAGATGCCGAAGGATTGAAGCCCTGGAAATTGGTGTTGATGCCCGGTACACCACTTAGGTACGACGACATGTCAGGCGCATTGAAGCCGTGCGCCATAGTGCTTGCGACTTGGCCTTGCAGGTTCGTTGCCAACGACGACTGGTTCTGCTGGATTTTCTGCTGGTCGTCCAACGCAGCTTGTTCTGCTGGCGTCAGCGTCGTGGTATTTGTCCACTTCGTGTATGTGTTCGCATCCGGTCTTGTCTTCGGGTCAGAACCTGACTGCTGCCAATTCGCTAACGCGGTATTGTAGGCGGCATTATCCGAAGTTGATGCCCAGGTGGAAGAACCCCACGGGGTAATTTGATCCGGTCGATTCGCGATTGTTTGTGCAGTTAGATTTGCCGAGTTACCTGCGGCAGTCGCTTGCGCTGCACCCGTGTAGTCTGGTGCTGGTGGTGCTGATCCTTTGGACATCTGTGCGTCCTCATAATGTTATGTTCAGTTGCTATTTAGCGAGTGCTGACACTCCTTTCTGTCGTTGTCGACAAATGAATTAACGCTGCTGATTCGGATTGAAAACCGTACCGCCCTGCATCGTTTGCGTTTGCATGCCGGGACGAATTTGCTGCTGCGATCCCGCAGGTACAGCCGATCCGCCTTTGCCCAATTGCGACATGAGCATGGTTATCGCCTTCAATTGGTTGTCGCTCAATGACGACGGATTTGGTGCGCCTGTTGCTGGTGCCGCTGGTGCTGCCGGTGCTACTGGTGGTGGTGATGTGCCTTGACCCATTTCATTTCTCCTGATGTTTTGAAGGCTTTGACCATGGGCCTGCCAACCATTGTTTTCGCGTCAATCCGTAGATCAACGCATCCTTGCCTTCGCCAAATGCATCCTCCAGACGCGCGGCAAAGACGTGGCCTAATTTCTCGTGCATCGTGATCGCTGCCGTGTTATCCACCGACACCGTAAAGTTGAAGCGCGTTTTACCTGCGTGACGGAACACGAAGTCGTAAACCGTGAACGCGAAGTCGCGAGTAAGCCATCGACGCGAGCCATTGCTTGCAATGTTCCCCTCGCAGGCGAAGGGACTCCATCGGTTGATGGCAACGACAGCTAGAATTTCCAGTGGTCGATCCTCATGCAGGATCACGTGGGCAATCGTCCTGCACTCGCTCACATTGAAGTCGCCGACACAGCCAATGCGCTCCTGCATCCATTTCAGGAACAACGGCGCATGCCGCTGGTCGGTAATGATTACGTGCTTAGGCAAAGGGGCCACCCGGCGCAACCAGCAAATCAGTCGCGCTCCAAAGAGTGTCGGCAGTCGCACTCACGGACACGGTGACCGCCACATACGTACCTGGGTACGAAGCGACGCCCGTCCAGCGGTTCACGGTAGTGAGGTTGCCTACCCATGTGGTGTTTGGATCGTCCCATTTGGCGGTATCCCAGACTGCGCCTGTGGCCGGATTGACGGTCGCACTGCCAATGATCGGAGTCAGATCAAAGTCCGTATTGACGCCCACATAGACGTTCGGACTTGAGCTGCCAGTGACCAGAAACGGCTTTACCTGCTTGACGTGCTTGACGACGCCACTGCCGAAGGCTGCATCCATGGAGCTGAACGCGGTCATGGCCGTGGCGATGATGTTGTTACCCCCTGCCCCATTGATGTCTGCTCCGTCCTGATAGCCGATGAACGCAAGTGCCACGAAGCCCGTACCACCGAAGTAAAAGGCATCGTTAAACAGACCGTAGCACTGCGCAGGCCAGCCGGTAAATTGAGTCCAGCCCTGAGTGATGGTGTTGAAGCAGAACTGGAAATTGTTCGATTGGAGACTCTGCGGAATGTTCAGCAGCATCACGTTCGCACCTGGGTACACCGATGCTTCAAAGCCCGGAGTATTGGAAAGCGAAGCAACCAGATTGCTGATGGTCGGTGAAATTTTGTACGTGAACGCCGATGCGCTTTCGACGCGTGCGCTTTGCAGGTATTTTCTCATCGGGTTCAGACCATCTTGAGTCAAGATGAGCAAGTCGCCTTCATACTGCGTGGTGCAACGGCGACCAACCGGCGAGCCAATTTTGTATTGGCCGATCATCGTCCATGCTGTTGCATCGCTTGGATTCGTGCCTTGGAATACAACGACATCACCTTTGTCGGAAACGCCGACAAGCATCGCCTGCGTGCCACTCGATCCGCCGCTATCCATCGTCCACGTTGCAAGCTTTTGCAACTTGCCGCCGTTAGGGAAGAACGGGCCGAAGTCCAACGGATGCAACGCCCCGCCGACTTGGCCTATGTCGCAGTAATAGCCGACAGTCGTATTGTTTGCGACAAACCACAGACGCTGCTGGTGCAGCACGACATCGACGAAATTGCTGATGCTGACCGGATTAGAATTGGCGTCAGTTGCCGCGAACTGGCCGACGCCCGCAGGGCTTGCGACCTGAGTGCATGTCTTCCAAACGGAGCCGTCATACAAGCGCGGTGCGTCGGCGCCATTAACTGCTATTAGAATGCTTGACGAGGCTTGCGTGTATGTCTGCACGACGCTTTGCCAGTAGTTGTTCGTCGCGCTTAGCCCAGACACTACAGGCGCACCCACAACGCCGCCGCTAGTCACGTCGTAGATGCCGCTACCTGAGCAAGCAAACAACCTGCTGGCCCCGTTGAAACGTCCGTGATACGCGAGCAGACTAGTCACGGTTCCCGGTAAACCAGTTGCCCATTTGCGATAGCCAGGTCGCACAGCCAAGCCCTGATTGGTAGCGACGAAATTTTGGATGCTTAACCCGTAGCTTGGGTCCATGGACTGCAAGGGATCGAGCGTGTTGATGCCTCGGAATGGCGCTGGCATCTGCACGTTTTGCGCGCTGCGCTGTTGCGGCGTGAATGACGTTCTGCCCATCACACACCAAAGCCCGTATCTGGAATGTTGGCAGTCGATAGCAGCGGAATGCCACCAGTGCGACCGCTAATGTTCAAACTACGTGGCGCGGTGTCAGTGCTTTTCGCGTATTCCAAAGCGCGGGCGTAATCGACCAATGCCGCCGTGGTGTCCATGTTCACGCTTGCCAGCCATTTCAACTTCGCGCCATAAGTCACGCAACGATGGTCAAGAACGACCTTGTCGCTATCCTGCTGAAATGCGCTTTGCGGAACACCTGCACTGCTGGTGCAATACGCATTGCTGATGTACTCGTAGACGAATGTGTAGGGCGTCGATCCGGGTACGGGATACAGGAACATCCTGTTGTTCATTATTCGATAACGAATGAATGGGCTGGATGCCAGTTGCGATACCTTGACCTGTTCCCACTCAGGTCCGGTCAATGGCCCCATCATCGGCCAGCGATTATTCTGGTCAAAGAACGTACTGCCGATGAAGCGCTCTTCGTCAGTTGGAAACGGGTAGTTATCAAGTCCGGGAGTCGTGGTAAATGTGTAGCGCGTCTGTAATACCTGCCAATCGTACTCGCGGAGTAAGTCATCGCAGGTGGCTTGGATCATGCCAAGCAGCTTCAAGATGTTGGTATCGGTGGACGACACAACAGTGGTCGGCGCTGGAAATCCTAGTTCGGTGGTGATCGTCTTCGCGATCTCTAAAAGGGTCTTCTGAACCATGTTGTTGTGTCGCCTCGTAAATCCTTATTTAGTTGATGCCGCCTTGGAGTCCTTCGGGAGCGCTTGCGCCAACATGGCAGCGAAGCGATCTTCCATCGCCTTGAGTTCAGCCTTGTGACGTGCTTCCTGCTCTTCCATCTGGGCGCGCACTACAGCGGTAGAATTCTTGTCCTTGGCGTCTTCCAAAAACTGCTTGGCCTTATGCTTCATGGCGTAGAAGCCGCGCAGCACGCCGCTTGAACTGTCCGAGAGGTCGGCAAGCTGCTCGACCGTGCGAATGCCGTGATGCTTCAACTCAGCGATTTGCGCCGGCTGCATAGCGGGCCACAAGTCCAATGGAGTGCCGATCACGACCGCGCTTTGCCCTTGCTTGAACTGCGCGTACTCCAGCGGAAAACGCCATTCGTAGAAGTCGGTCACTGGCGCATGCACGATCAGATCGCGATTGCCCGGTATCGTGATCGTGATGAAATCCATGTCAATGTACTTGGGCACGCCGCCAGCAAAATACGTCTCGCGCTTGGAAAATACCGATTCGACGGTGAATTTGACGTTCAGCCCTGTGTCGTCGCCGTAGTCTGTGTGCTTCATCAGTCGGCCAGTTCGTGGGTCACGCACGCCGCGTGTTTCTTCTTCTGCGAATCGGTTGATGCCGCCTTGATTGGCGATGGCTACATCAAGGTTGATTTCGTTCAGGTTGGTATCTGTATTCATTAATTTCTCCTGCCATGATGGAGCGAGTAACGCTTGTTATCGCGGCTCTCCGATCTGGTGGCAAACAGCAAAGCGTCATTGCCCTGCTCTCCTATTTAGCCGCTTAGTGCCGTGGCTAGGATGACAACTAGTGCAAAATCCGGTAGAGTTCCGTTACCGCTGCTTTCGGCCAGAAACGGGCTCTTAGCCTGCGGCCTGACGTCGAGTTGGTTTATGAATTTTTTAGGCACCACTGCTATGCGAAAACTTTTCCCGACCTTACTTTTCATTGGAGTTATTCCTATGGCCACGGCAGCACCTGATTTCACCACGCCCGAAGGAGCTGTTAAAGCATTGGAAGCAGCTTACGCAAATAAGAGCATTGAGGATGCTGTAGCTGCCAAGAACTTCAATGCAGAGGCAAGGCTCATGCTGTTGCGTATACAACCGGAGCTTGCGCGTGATGCAGAGGTTTTGAAGCAAATGGCCGAGGTGCTAGAGCTTTCGTTCCGCAAGCAAATCGACAAAGACGGGTTTCCTGATGTCACGTCGTTCCAATGTTCATTGAGTAGGCCGGAGCAAGTTTCCGAGACTCTGGTGAAGATGACTGAAACTTGCCGTTCCCCGGAGGGAGTAACGTCACTTCAGGACCTACATGTCAGTAAGGATGCTAACGGGTGGCGCGTAGTCGTTGTCGCTTCTTAGCCATGTTCTGTAGGTGCGGTTCACGCGGCAGCGAAGCAGTATTCAAACACAGCCCTGGAGGTCTCGTTGTCTGCGATGTGTTGACTCTATTTCCCTTTCAGCGACTACTCAGAAAAATGAAAAGCTCCCGAAGGAGCTTTTTTCATGTCTGGACTACCAGATCAAGTGTTGCTGTAGATACCTGAGAACTGCGGGCCACTCATGGTCAAGTTACCTGCCCATACCAAGGTCTTGACAGTGCTATCCTGATTGACTGCACTCTTGTCGTCCAAAGCGATCATGTTGCGATCCTTGTGGGTGCGCCATTTCATGTAATCGGTGTTCAGGAAGTAAGCAGACTGCGCGCCAATACCCGAAGCGTTTGTATCGAAGACGACTGGAATGTTCTGGAACTGGGTAGTCACGAAACCGGCGTCAGCCATACTCGAATCAGAAACACGCTGCATGTTTTGCAGACCTGATTGGAACAGCGAGTACACGGCGGGCGATGCCAAGATGATTTTTGGACGATCAGTGCCACGTGTCATGCTGAGAATGAAAGTGTTCCACTGGTTGATCAATGCGGTGCCTGTAGCCGCTACCGCACCACCATCGACCGATGCTTGATACTTTTGATTGCGCCAGAAAGTTGACGTAACACGACTGATACCGCCGTAAGTGCCGAGGGTATTAGCCAGCGGGATAGCTGCAGCCAGGCCGGTGATGTTCTTGCCGCTGTTGCCCGTACCATCCAGATAGAAATGTCGGTTCAACAGGTTCTGCATCGTTGCTTCAGCGACCTTGACGCGAGCCTCTACGAGGTCGATCAATGCCTCCTTGCCGCTATTGATCAATGTCTCACGACCTGAGAAGGTCACTGGCACCGCGTACTGCGCGAAACCGTATTGAGCAGCGGAAACTACGTCGGCGGTTGCTGTTGGGAGAACGTCGTAACCGCTGTAAGAACCACCGTTGCCGTTTTCAGCAAACGACAGGTTTTCGTTGATGTAAGTACCACCATCAAAGGTAGCGAAGCCACCACTTTTCTTCATTGCCAGAAGTGCGGCGTTATGTTGTGTGACGTTATCGGCGATGTCCTTCGAACGGTATTCGATGGTGGTTGCCGCGAGGTCACTAAGATTTGGAAATGCCATTTTTATTGTCCTTAGTAGACGAAGCGACCGTTTCTAATCGAGTCTTTATTCATCACCTGCAGTTGCTGTTACATCTGTCTGGCCGCTTTCACTCGTGTTATCTGGATGCGCATCCAGAGCATTTGTGTCCGCAGTTTGATCAGCTTGTTCGGCTGGACTTTGGTCTTGGTTATCGACACGCGATGAGTATTCGATGTGTGCTATCAATCTAGGATCGACAACTGGTACTTCGGCACCTCGCGCCACAGTCAAAGAGAAAAGCGAAACAGTCATTGGTCAATCCCCTTTGTGTGGTTTATTATTTTTATCTATTTAGCCAAATGGTTTTTATTCACCAGTGTGCTTATTCCAAGCCAGTTCTGCGGCTTCACGCAAACTCTTTGGACGTGGTTGTGTCTGACCGCCTCGGCCATTAGATGCAAGCGAAGGCTTGACGCTTTGAACTGCTTTCGCTTTAACGGTTGTCGGTTGAACCGACAAGTCAGCGGCACGGCTAGCTAAAATCTGCTTTACTTCTTGATGTTGATTGGCAGCGAACTCGTATGCATTGCGGAACAATGTCGGGAAGTCGTTACCTGTTACAAAGCCAGCTTCAATCGCTTTGCCCATCAACTCTCCCAGGTCGTCGGTGAATTCATAACGTGGATCAGCTTTGAACTGATCAATGGAAGCTTGGATGGCGGCTTGCTGCTGCTCTGCCTCGCGGGCTTGAAGACGCTGATTAACCAACTCATCAACACTGGGAGCTGGCTGTGCCGATTGGACCGGTTGGACTTGCCCGCCGTTAAACAGATGACTTAATGTCTGCGCATCCGGCTGGAACTGCACCATCAGCTTGTGAATGATTTGTGCCTTTTGTTGGGCATTGCCGGTGTGCAGTTGGTGAGACATGCTGAATAAGTCCTTTGCATGTTCAACCGCGCTAACGCCATTTTGACGAAACGTATCTTGATACGGCTCGGCGGCCTGATGAAAGTCCTTCGCCAGCTTGCGTTGATCGGCTGTCTCTTGAAGCTTCACCTGCATGTCGCGTTCGCGGTCAACCCAGAACTTTTGCATTTCACGCGGAACCGTGCCCCACTTCTCACGCAGCAAAGGCGTCATGGTGCTAGGTGCGCGAATCGGTTCAATCTCGCGACCGCTAATCGGGTCTACTTCTTTTGCGGGTTCGGCGCTTGCGGATTCCGCCACGATTTCTTTATCCGAGTTTTTTTCAAATGCCTTCATCACTGCATCGCGCAGATTTTTCGGTTCAGGCGACTCAACGACTTCCGGCGCAGCTACTTCGATTTCTGCTACTTCTGGGACGTTGGTCGTGATTCCTTCTTCCAGCTCTACGCTGTTGATTTTGGAGTCTTCCATGATGTCTCTCTTATTGTTATTTGCCCACACTATGTGGATCGAATCTATTTAAGGTGCTTGCTGCGTCACGACTTTGATTACCGCGTCACGGCGTTTTTTATCGTCGGCTGCTGCAATGTTCTTCTTTTGGATTTTTGCTTCCGACTCAGCTTCGTGAGCTGGCAGCTTATTGTTGTCGCGCAGGTATTTCTTATAGTCATTGCCAGATTCAATCCAAGTGCCTTTGCCGCCCTGCTTCCCGTCTGGCATGTGAAAGCCCTTGTGACCACTGAACGACATTGCGCCAATTGCTGGTGTGGTAAGGCCCATTGCAGTTGGCACGCTGCAGCATTCAGGCGTTTGGTGTCGGTCAGCGACCTTGCGAATGTAGTCATACGACTTGTCGCATGTATGGCATCGTGATACGTAGGTGGGCATCGCTTATTGACCTGTAAATGGTGGTTTGGAGTTCATGAGTGCCGCCGAGTGGTTCAGGATCGTCGCGGCTTGTTCATGAGCGACCTTCGCGGCCAACTCGCCTTGACGAAGCTGCACTTGGGTTTCACGTAATTGGCTGTCGCGCTCGTTCTGCATCTGCGCCAATTGCATTTCCTGCTGCTTGAGCTGGGCTTGCATCTGCGCGATTTGGATTTTGGTCTGCTCTTGCATCTGCGAGATCTGCAAATCGATCTGGGCTTTTTGCGTGATCGCTTGTGCCTTCGCCTCTTCAGGTGACGGCGGCTTCGGTGTGGCTTGACCTTGAGCGTCTGGCTGTTTGGCTTGCATGAGCTGCTGTAAGGTCTGATCGATCATGCCTTCAACTGGCTGTGCGCCCTTGAAGCCGCTGACGGCCCACTTGATCATCTCAAGGCCGAACGGTGCTATCTCAGGCGTATGTTGAACAGCCGGGAGAATCTGACCTAACAGGCTAGTAATCGCCTGTAGCGATGCGCTACGCTCTGCCTTTTCAGTATTCCAGTTATCCAGCTGCAAGCTGTCCACGCTGACGCTCAATAGGAAGCTGCTCATCTGCTCGTCTTGCAATAACCGCAGCGCCGGGCCGATGAATTGCTGATCAACTGGCGACAGCGGCATAGCGCGTTTTGCCAATAAGGCTGGATCGTGGAATTTGCACATCAGGTGTGCTTTAAGGCGCAGCAGCTTCGCCACGTAGGTTGCGACATCGGCCTGACGACCAGCAAAGCGACCGAACGATTGCTGGCTTTTTGCCGTTGTGGCTGTCGCTGTTTCATACGGGGTGGCTTGGCCGCGCATGATGTCGCTGATGCCTTCCACCTCGTAAATCTGGGCCTTGATGCGCTCGATCTGCTGAGTCGCAATGGCTGACGTGCTGGCGATCTGGTCTAGCGGTGCGAATTGGATACTGCCCGTCAAACCGCCTTTGTCACCCGCGAATGACGCCCAGTTCTTGACGCCGATACCTGAGTTCTCGGAAACAGTCGTGTACAGCTCTTTGATTTCAGGGCTGGCGGCGTCGTACACAAACCGCACGCCCATGGCTTTCGTCAATGCGGTGCTGCGCTGGTTCAACTCATCCAGTTCCGCATACTTGCCCTTCACCAGATGGTAGTCGCTGATAGGAATGGTATTCGACGTGGTGAAGCGGCCAAGCGGCGGCATCGGTGTCGGATAGAAGCCTTCAAAGTTGGTCGTGTCTTCCTGCACATCCAAGGGCACTGGCGACGACTCCGTAATCCAGAAGATCAACTCACGCTGCTTGTCCCAGATTTCGTACACGTCAGCAGTCGGCTCGGTCTGGTTTTGCGGATTCAATTTCGCCTTGCTGGAATCCTGCGATTCCGACTTGGTGCTGTACGCGATCTCCTTCAAAACGGCGCCATCGACCTTACTTTCGAAGCGCGCCTTGATTGCTTCCTTGGTCATCGGGATGCGACGAGCAACCCAACTGCACATGCTCCACACTTTGCAGGGACTCCAGAAGAAGTCATCCCACGCCACGTAATCGGTACATGCTTCCTGATGCGTGATCATTGGCGGCTGCGGCATCAACATGCCGGTCGCCGGATCGATAACGTCAGGCTGATGCTGCTCTTCCTGTTCCAGGCGCAGCCAGCTAACGCCAATGCCCGTTACCACGTTATCGAACAGCACCTCTTTGAACGTGTCGTCAAAATTGCAGTTGTCCATTTCGTAGCTGAGATTGCGCTGTAGGATCAAAGCAGCGACACGCGACACGTCGTCCTGGCTGTCATCGTTGCGGCGCTTGATGTCTGGCTTCGGCGTTTTCGCATACAAGGCGGCAAGCTTGATGTCAGTGTTCATGAAGTAGATGTTGTACATACTGGAATTGGCGAAGCCATCCTTACGTACATCGCCGTATCGGTTCAGCGATTTGACCGCTTCCTCATTGAAGCTCTTGCGCTCCTTGCGGCATGCCTCTAATCCCTTTTGCCACTTGTCCTGCTCAGCTTCAGTCTGGTATTGCGTGAGGACTGGATCGTGGTCAAATGGGGCTCTGCTATCCATCCCTTCTTTATCGTTATCGGTGATCATCTGGTCTCCGTGCGTCTTCCGCGCACTTAATGTCTTAGTCGTATGCTCGACTTAAATTGCTTGATCGGGCTGCAAGCTGGCGGTCACGCGCTGCTAACGCCTCGTCAAAGGTCATGCGTCTGCTATTTACTTGATTGGGATTGTCGATGCGGTATTGGCGGTCACGTGCGCGCTCGATTGAACGGCCAATGTCGTCGTCGCTGATTGACAGCACGGCGTAGCGGAAGGCATCAGCACCATGTGACCACTCGTTGTGGTCAGCATCACTGCCAAACGTATTGGTGCTACGGTTGAATTTTCTTGAGTAGTTTTTCAACGCCTCGATGCCGCGATGACACCTGTCGGAATCGATGGCGAAGTGGCCGAGTCGCAGAAATTTTCGTACCGCGTCAATGCCGTGCATGATGCGGCGGCCCGCGTCTGGGTCCGGTGCAATGCGTGCTGGCAGGTCATGCGCCATGAAGGTGTCGATGACAGACTGCTTGGTCTGAAACGTCCGGTGCTTGGCATCATGCGGAAGCCAGACAGCCTCGTATGTGTAAGGCTTGAGCGCAAGCATGTCGCATACCTCTTCGGCATCGAACCCGCTTTGCTCCCAGTAGTCGAAGAAACGGACTTCGCCATTGATCACTTGCCAGAACCAGATTACGGCCGCATCGGCGCGGCCCAAGTCCATGGCAAGTGATACCGGCTCACCAACCACATACCCGTATGGGCATTGCGTATCGATCAGACTGCGGAACTTGTTCTGGGATTTCGCGACCTCGATTTGCTTGCCGTAGAACGAACCACGGAACGCGGCATCGAACGAACATTCAAGCTCTTGCTCCCATTCCTCAACTTCCATCTCAGACTTCATGTCTTCGATTTCGCGAGGGTCCAGAATGCCGCTGTCGCTGGCCTTTAGGCAGATCGAAAAGTATTCGTTGGGCTTTTGCTGGGCGAGCTGCCAGCGCTTGTAGAAGTCGTTCTTGCCCTTCGGCGTGCCCATGAACACAACCCAGCCTAAGCGGTCGGAAAGCGCTGGACGAATGACGGTGCTGTAGACCTCTGGCTTCATGTCGCCGTACTCATCAAGCACAACACCATCGAAGTACAGACCACGCAAGTTATCTGGATTGTCAGCGCCGGCGAGGAAGATGCGGGCCTTGTCGCCAGTCACTGTCGGAATCTCAATCCACAGTTCAGTCTCGTTCTTCTTGATGCCAGGTATGGCCTTCGTGAACTCGATCAGGTATTCCCAAGCAACCTTCTTCGCCTGCCCCTTGTACGGACACAAGTAGGCAAAGATGGGCTTGCTGAACAACTTGCCGGTCTTGCCGTTCTTCTTCTGGAAGTTGAGCGCACGAGCTATCAAGTCCTGAATAACGCTGTACGTCTTACCGGCGCGGCGATGGGCGACGATTACCGTCTTGCGCTTGCTGCGATTATGGAAAGGAAGAAATGCAGGGCGTGGCACATACGGAAGATGGACGGTTTGAACGCCGTTACTCATCTTCGTCATCATCCATTTCCACCACATCACCCATGTCTAGCGCTGATGCCGGGACGTTATGGAATACCTGCACGACTGCCGGACCTGACTCTTTCTTCTCGGCTTCTGGCAATAGACGTGCGTAAAGCTTGTAGAACTCACCCGGATTTTCATGGCCGTACTGCGCTAGACGCGGGATGCCCCCAATCAGATCAAACGCGACATTGAGTGCGTCCGCGACAAATTGGCGATCCCGGTTCTTGAACACGTAATCTTGGGGAATGGCTGGCAAGTGCTGTTCGAAGATGTCGATCAATCCGCTCTGGCGAATGTCCTCTTCTCGGCTTGCAAGCTTGGTCAGCGTTTCGGCGCTGATCTCCGCGACCGCATTGGTCGGTTTATTGCTGTCTTCCACGTAAATACCTCATCGGCTCACCTGGAGCCACGAGCTATTTAGGAGGAACCTATGAAGGAAGGCGATAGACGCGCATTGCGCAGCGTGCGGATGCAAAACATGACGCGGTTACGCGACCTGGGCTTGCCAACTGATTTGTTCAGTGACGGCTTCTGGGAACGAGAGCAGGAAGCGAGAAGACGGGAATTGGTGCTGTTGGCGATGTTTGAAGCAGCTTGGAAATCCGGCTATTGGGATCAACTGTCTCTGCCCTTTCAGGACATCATCGACCGCTGGAAAGCAGAGATAGCGAGTCCCATGCACTTCGCGAGCATTGGCCCGAACCCTAGATGGATGCCAATGCTGAACCGCACTGAACGTGAGTGGAAACGTCGAAACGATGGTCGGATGGGTAAGAGTTGGAAGGCTTACAAGCGCAAGATGTTGATCAAGAATCGTGCAGCGGCAGGCAAACCACCACCAAAGTTTAGGAGCTGACGTTTCTTTGTAAGTCACGGCCAATGTGTGCCATCATTACGGCTAATTTCACTAGGAGGTTGTAAATGGATTTGTCGAAACTGAGCTTGGCCGAACTGCGGGATTTGTCTGTACGGGTAACGGAGGAAGAAAAGAAGCGTGCGAAGGCAGATGTTGAAGCAGCGCGCAATGAAATCTACGCAATCGCTCATCGACTCGGTATGCCACTCAAAGACTTGATCGGTAAGGGCAGTGTCGTTCGTAAGCCTACTGGCAAAGTCGCCGTGCAATACCGCAATCCCCATGATAGCTCGCAGGAATGGTCTGGCCGTGGTCGCCAGCCGAAATGGGTGAAAGAGCTGATTGAATCTGGCGCAGACTTGCAAACGGCAAAAGTAAAGACTTGATCTCTAGATGCAACGAAAACACCGTAAGGGTAGCCTTTTTCGTTGCATAAACTCGACGTGTTTCGACCAAGTGAGGTGTTCGGATCATCCATCGGGTAAGTTGTAGTAGCTCAGACTTGATCTGGCATGAGTTGTCAGATAGGGTGGAGTTCTAGAAATGCAGCCCGCTACCGGCCACGAGATGCCGGTCACATTCGTGGCTCGAAAGTCTGTCAGTCAAACGCGCGAGGGGTGTCAGTATCCTTCGCAGTGGGCATTTCAATAGTGAGGTACCAATGTACAAGCATGTGCTTGCGATTTCCATACTGTTGGCATCATCTCTCGCCTCCGGTGCGCAACTGACCATCATTCTCGATTGCCCAGTAACAAAGGTAAGCCCTATTTTTGATCTCGCCGATGTTCCTTTGGGGGCTGCAGTTGTTCGAATGGAACGTTACCGGTTTTCCATACCAATCGGAGGAGGCGCCGGCTTTGCCGCTACGCCTCGTGCCAATAGTATTTCGACTCAAGTAGTCGAATCTGAAACGCAATTTCAAATCGATTTCGAAAACAAGCGCGTGATCATTGATCGGATGACTGCAGAATTTCAAGTATCCGTGCAAGGGGGACAGCCTTTCGGTGGCGGAATCTGTACACGAATAGAAAAAAAGAAATTCTGATGGAGGTATTTTTCACATCATGTTGCTGTTAATTCTGCGTTAAGCGTTATGACGAATGTTCATCTCCCACAAGTGTCGCAATGGGGGTATTGCGCGCAGAGCGCAACGCCTGCGGAGATCATTCAAGCCCTCGTGCAGGAAACTCATAAGGCAATCCTTAAGTATGACGTCCTGCATGAAGGGCCCGAATGCTGCGACGATCGCAATGGCTACTCCCGTGTATCCGTCGAAATTAGGCTGCCTCCAACTCTCGTCGACCAACTGATGAACGGTCCTACCGGTTACCGTGCGCACTACTCAGCCAGCGTCAATGTCGGAGAAGACTTCAATCACTGCTTGGTGGAAGCGGTTGCACCAATGGTCGTGAATGCGGAGAGCTTGTACGCGGACAAGTTTGACTCCGTTTTTTGCAAGCGTTCCCTACTGGGTCCCTATAGCAAGTTCTGGTATCCAAAGGCGCTCACCGATCCCAGCGCCGAAAGCCATTTGCGGACGCTTAAGGAAGAATTGCAAAACCCCAGGTGGGTGACGTACTGGCGTACATTCCAACCGCCTCGCAAAGGTCTGCTCGTGCCAGAGAGCATGGCAGTTCTTCTGAACGGTACGTTTGTGAATGGCGCGGGTGACGCGTACGAACAGAAACCTGATCGTTCAAAGCAACTATTCGAAACCGGCTGGACATGAAAGGAAAAAATGACGCTTAACCCAGTCCAATTAGCGTCAAGCTAGCTGCACTGCTTTGACTCCGCTCATGCCAATCGTTGCTCCGACCGACATTGACAAGCCGAATGGCCGCTACGAGGCCCGGAATCTGCCCATCGTGGACATGCGCTGTCAGATCCAGTTTAAGCCACTACAGGCAGGTCGAATTTTTGGTTGATGCCACCTACCACCTAGCAGCTACGCGTAGCAGCATGTCATTTTCGGGATCAAGGTTCGGGGAGTTATTCACAGGCTGGTCTGAAATTGTGAATAGGTGCAGGAACATCATAGGAATCAACAGCTTACGTGACTCGCCCTGTGCTGTGTAGTGACCTGCGCAATAAGCATAGTATTACTGACCTCGCCAGAATGCCTTTGCTATCAAGCACCTACATGACGATGGTCTGTCGTGTGCAAATAATGTACAAAATCCAGTTCTAGTTCTGGAACTAGAACTGCGCTGCATCCCCTGTCCGAACAGCTTACGACAGAGTTAGTGGGCTCGCAACACGTCATACGGCGTCACCAGACGTCACCAGCCACGTCAAACGGCATAGTTCGACACAGGGTAGCTGATTCGTGTTAAATCGATCTGGTGACTGTTGCACGGCAGCAACGTGGGTCGCGTAGCCTCATTGGTGAGGTACCGCGACGATTCTTAAGCATGGCTGCAGTAAAACGTTTTCTCTGCCAACGCGCAAAGCCGAGATAAATTACTTGAAACGAACAGGCCTTCGACCTGCTACATTCTTACTGCTACTTTTCCGAACACCTTAGATTCAATTATTTCAGAAATTACTTTTTCTTTCCACACCACTCCCAGCCGAGATCTTAACTCATCGCAACCAATGTTATCCGAATAAACCCCGATAAAATTTCTAATCCGACCAAATACTTCACTTCCAGTAAGCGCGCCATTTTTCATGTCATGAATACCAACTCTTTGCATTATCACGGGCGATCCAGATAACCCAAGTCGCGTGGCCGTTTCAACAAAGAGTTTCGGGAGCCGATCAATATCCACAGCTGGCTCGCTAGCTATACTAGCACGCATCCAAATTGGCAATTGCAAATAAGTTGCACCCGAGAATGGATACCCAATAACGAATGCATCGTCTGCTATTTCCTCTTTGCATTCCAAATCAAATTTAATAGAATTGATCGCTACGAGTTTATAGTAGTCCGTAATTTCTTGCGGAATCGGCAATGCTATCACGTCGACATTCTGCCCGTATTCAGGATGTATGTACCAAGCTGGCTTAAGCATACAGTCGTCATGGTAAAGCCGAATAGATTCACGCCGGGAATTAATCGGATGATCCTTTAAACGAAACATCGTCGAGATCATGTCAGGCGCGACGTGCGTAGAGGATAGGCACTTACCCGTGATTGGATCACGACCACTGACGCTATGATAGTTGGTTATTAGATAATTTTTTCCACTGTATTCGAAAATGAATCCAGTCCCAGATGACAATACCATGCCTGTAGGTTCAAAACAAAAATGCAGACGATTTGTCGTCCAGGATAGCAGGTCGGGAACTATTTTTTCCATTTTAAATTCCTCAATTTAATTTTTTTAATTTCCTCTATTTTCCTTGGCTATTTGACATCCCACCAGCGACCAGCTGTACTATTATGTATTCGACCCCATCAGCAATAGAACATGCTTCATGCTTGCCTTTCGCTCAGTTGGCATACGGAACGATTACGTATTAGAGCTCTCGAGTGTTCGCAGTCATCCCCGTTACTAGGATTGCAGCACTTCCACCGGCACTCTTGACATTGCTCGCCATTGCGTCACGAATTATTCATCTGCGCCGTAACCTGCACCAACTGCACCGGTCGCGTAACCTACAACCTTGTACTTACGAGGTGGCGCGGCGTTATCTCAGAATTCAATCCCATCGACTACTAGCTTTGTACCACCTTGGCCGTCCCGAACAGCATCGCCTGTATCCTCGAAGGGTTGATAATCCACGATTGCGCAAGCCGTCAGAGCAGTTCTCACTTTAGCCCCTCCCAGATCTGAGTGACTATCTATTTTGCTATCAACAAGTATTGCAGTCAAGAAGAGTCGATAAAACGCAAAAAGAGGCCTAAGCCTCCTTCTCGGATGTGCAGGGCAAGTCATTGCATGTGAAGCGGATTCTCACCAAGTATCTGCAATCGTTCAGGCGTAGTGAAAGCCATTGCACCGTAGCCCAATGCGATTGCTTCCCTGACTTTACTAGGCACTACATCCCACGTGCAGGCTGTACTGACCAGCAAGAGTCGTTCGTCTAACTGCTGGACAGTATGGCAGGTCACAAATGCTCGTGCTTGATCCCGCATACGCTCATCGGCCACGTATGTGAAGTTACCAGTAAGTGCATTCTTTTTACCTGGGACCAGAAGGATAAAGAATCCCAAATCGGTTGGCTTGAACGGTAAGGCCTTTAGGTCGTCGTCATTGCATAACATTGCAGTTGGCGGAGGATTACTGATTAGTAGATCGCGGATTTTTTGTGCTTCTTCGAATACGCTAAAATGGAGCATGGCAGTGGCCTCGTGAGTGTGGGGTCGCGAGTTTAATGCCGTGGTCGCCAATTATCAAACGTGCCGTGAAGGCCAAAAAAAATACCCAGCGTGTGCCGGGCATTTTCAGGTTTTGGGGAGACTACGGAGTTATTTATTGGTGTCGATCCCGATTGTGTCGAATGTCAGTGCAAACATCGTTGCATCGGTTTCGTTCTTGAATGCGCGTGGGTACTGAGCATCAAACTGCCAGACATCGCAATGCGGTAGCGTAGGTGAATCGCAATGCTCGTGACACCATTCTTCGTGCATCTGGTATTCATTGCTGCTGGCTGCCCGGAAATACAAATAGCCGTCT